AGGGATTATGCAAGCAGTGCCGAATGCGGTCGGTACAGAAGTTTTTATTGAGTCTACGGCTAACGGTGTAGGTGGGTATTTTCACGAACAATGGCAGCTTGCAGAAGCGGGTATAAGCGATTTTATAGCTATTTTTGTGCCGTGGTTTTGGATGCAAAATTATGCGCTGGAAGTAAAGGAACCACTGTCTTTGACTACGTATGAGTCAGAGATCAAAAGTATATACAACCTCACAGATGCGCAGCTTTTGTGGCGAAGAGGAAAAATTGTTGAGCTGTCAAGCGGTGGGATAGACGGCAGTAAAGCTTTTCAGCAAGAGTATCCGATGTGTGCAGCAGAAGCTTTTATTGCGACTGGGGAAGATACTTTTATACAGCCCGAAGTCATTATGTCAGCTAGAAAGTGCGAGACAGAAGCCGTAGGCGCGTTGCTTATTGGCGTAGATCCTGCGCGTTTTGGCGATGATCGCACAAGTATAATACGCAGACGTGGCAGGGTAGCGTATAAAATAGAAAATTATTTAAAGAAAAACACAATGGAAATTGCTGGCATTGTGCACAAAATTATTATTGATGAGCAGCCTGATAAAGTTTTTGTAGACGTCGTAGGTCTTGGTGCGGGGGTGTATGACAGACTTGTAGAGCTTGGTCATCGCGATGTTGTAGTAGCGGCTAATGCATCGCTTACTGCGCTAAATGCGCAAAAATACAGCAATCGACGTGCTGAGATGTGGGGGTTGATGAAAGAGTGGCTTATAGAACAGCCAGCGCAGATCCCAGATGACGATGTACTGCATGCTGATCTTTGTGGGCCTAAATATACTTTTGACAGCAACGGGCGGCTGGTCATAGAAAAAAAAGAATTGATGAAGAAACGGGGCATAAGATCACCCGATTCTGCCGATGCTTTAAGTCTCACTTTTTTTTATCCCGTTTCATCTTTTGCACATGAACGAAAAAAAGATAAGATAGCTGAGCGTTTTATGTCAAAATACAAAAAAATTAATCAATTGAAGGATTCACGATATGGTCAATGATAAGAAAGAAGAGTTAAAACAGTTAATAAAACAAGTAGAGGATACTTTTTCTTATCTAAAACCAAATTTTGAAAGATTTCATAAGTTTAGGAAGTTTGTATATCAATCGAACTTGACTGAAATTGATCGTGCAGTGCTTAGAGCGCAAGGCAAGCCAGATGTTGAATTTAACATATCTGAACAAGAAATATCTAAATTGCTTGGCGAGTTTGCTAAACAGCAACCAAGCGTCAGCGTTAGCTCACAGATTGGTAAAAAAGTTAATCCTGAAATTATTCAAGCCGTAGAAGATCATGCTCGATACATTATTTTTGAAGCTAACAAGAATGGTTGTGAATATGAGTGCTATAAAGATACTTTGAGTGGCGGCTTTAGCTGGATGAAAGTCAGTCTTGAATATCTCAATGAAATGTCATCGCATCAGAAAATTTGTATATCCCGTGTTTTTGATCCAACGCTTTGCGGCTACGATAGAATGGCTGTTACCCCAACCAAAATGGACGGCAATTTTGTTTTTCAAATGTATCCCATGGCTATAGAACATTTTAAAACAGAATATCCAAAAGTTTACATTGAAAAATCAAGAAATCAAGCAATTGGCGGATTTAGCTGGACATACACCGCTGGATTAGATGACGTTGTCATGCTATGCGAAATGTACTGTAAAAAAAGAAAAAAAGTGCAAATTGTTACATTGCTTGACGGTCAAACAATGCTTTATAGCGACTATAAACAAGCAAAACAAGAATATGAAGCCGACTTAACAAATCTTGAACAATTCCCTGCATTTGTTGGCAAGCCGCGATGGACAACAAAAACAACAATCTGGCGATATTTATTTACAAATACTGACATTATTGAATGCGATGAAACCATTTTTAAAGAATTTCCTTTGGTTTACATTCCAGGCAATGACATGCTAATTCGAGATGACGTTAACGGGTCGGTTCAGTTAATGACAAGGCCTTATGTTCTTAATCTTTATGGCGCTCAAAGATTAAAAAACTACGCTGGTCAATGTTGGGCAAATGAACTAGAAAATATGGTACAGCATAAATTTATGGTTGCTAATGAAACATTGCCTGAGCAATCTGATTATTTAGAAGCATGGCTAGACCCACAAAAGCCATCAACGCTTGTGTACAATGCTTACTCACTTGATGAACCAAACAAGCAGTTGCCGCTTCCTCAGCCAGTGCCAAGAGTGCCAATGCCGCCGGAAATTGCTGGCGCGTTTACGGCGATGGATCAATTGTCTCAAGTTATTTTAGGATCATTTAATCCTCAAAATATGAACCAGCAAAATTTGTCGGGTGATTCTATTGTAGAAGCTTCTATTCAATCAAACTTTACAGCAATGCCGTACATCGTAGGATACTTGCAAGCTTGGTCACACGTACTGCAAGTTTGTGTATCAGTCATGCCAAAAATTTACATGTTTCCGAGAGAAATACCGGTAAACAGTATAGATAATAGACAAAAAACATTAAAAATAAATCAACCGGATGGGCTAAGTTTTAAATACAATGACGACGATTTAGAAGTAAAAGTTGAAGCGGGCGTTAATTTTAACGTGCAAAAAAACCGAGCGTTGTCACAAATAATTGCTTTAATGAAAGTATCTCCTGTTTTTGCGCAATTTATTAACCAAGAAGGATTGGACATATTGTTAGACAACATTGAAATTCGCGGTATTGATGCGCTAAAACAAAAAGTTGATGAATTTGCAGAAAAGATGAAGCAGCAACAAGCGCAAGCAATGCAAAACAATCCTGAGATGAAAAAGTTGGAATTAAAAGCCAAGGAGCTTGAGTTAAATTCTCATCATGAAATGATAGATGATCAACTAGCCGCAACTAAACTTAGTTTACAAAAAGAAGAATTAGACATTAAGAAGATGCAAGCGGAAGCCGATGTTGGCATGAAGCAAAGTGAACTAGATGCAAAATTAGAAAAAGTCGACGCAGAGCGGTCTAGATCGCAAGTAGATCTTGCTGTAAAACTGATCGATGTGCAACATAAGACGCGGCAACAAGCGCATGAGCACGCTGAGAAAATAGCAAAACACACATTGGAAAAACAAAAACATTATCAATCTGTAAAAAAAGAAAATGATGCTAAAAATATATTGGATGACGGAATAAATAATGACAAAGAAAATGAAATTGAAAGAGAAGAAAATAATGGAATGTAGAAAGATGGTATTTGATTATTTTGACAAAGATGAAACCAAGACTATGAATTGGTTTTTGTCAAAAAATTCTAAATTTAACAATGAAACTCCATTTTATTATATAAAAAATGACAAAATAAATTATTTGTGGAAAAAAATAAAACGAATGATTGATAATGAAACAGTTGAAAGATTAAAAAATAGAGTATAATATAATATCAACTACACGATGTTGGTCGGAAAACCAACCGCTAATTGCTGCGAGATGCAAGAAAACCTGACTGGGTTACGTCAATGAGGTAAATGATGTCTGAACAAGATCAAGTTAAAGTTGTAGAACAAGAACAGGAAAAGTTGCCTGAAGTTGTTGTTCAACCAGAGCCTGAGAAAATGTTGAGTCAGTCGGAAGTGAATAAACTGGTTGGTAAGATACGCGAAGAAACAAAAGAGCGGACTTATCGAAAAGCAAGGCAGGAAATTATGGCAGAAATGCAAAATTTACAAGCCCCGACGCAAGATCAAGAAATGGCACAAGCTGCGCCAAGCACAATGGGCGGCATGAGTTTTAATCCTGATTTGATTCGACAAATGATTGCGGAAGAAACAGCAAAGCAAACTCAAGCTATAAAAGAACAGCATGCAAATGAAATGCATCGGCAAAACGTTAATAAAATAGCATCAAGTTTTATTCAAAAAATGGAAGCTGGCAAAGAAAAGCACCCTGATTTTGAATCAAAAATTGCTATGTTAAATTTACCGTCAATTCCTGAAATTGTTCATCTTGCAGAAGGT